GCACTAAATTTTGTTGATTGTTTCCAACTCTTTCAGATACAGAAGTCTGTCCAAGAACAGGGTCTGTAATGCCCACAGATTTACCACATTTTTGTTCTAGGTAATCTGCAAGTTGAATATATTTCTGAATATCAGAAGCCAATGAAAGGTCTAGAGTCTTAGCAATAGTATTTACATCACTTTGATTCATCCCTTCTTCATCAGGGTTATACCACATAAAAGGAGTACTTTCAAAGAAGTATTGCCACTTCTTAAGATCTATTCCAGAGTCAGTAGGAATAGCATTGATGTTCATTAAGATTTTTTTACCTTTATCTGAAGCCAAGAGTAACTCTAATCTGTACATTACTATATTATAGTAGTACTGATAAACCTTCATTCTATCCATTACAGAAGTAGGTTGAGAGTTTATGTTATCATAGATTGCACCATAATAAGGTAAATTACATTTATAGATATTATCCATATCTTTAAATTGTCCTGGAATTGGTCTCATTTCTTTATAAATATGTGAACCAATTTTATAACCTTCATATACTTCAGGAATCCATTCCCATTTGATTTTTACATCTCCATTTTCTTTATCAAGTTTATAAGTTTCATCAACCATAAACTTAGTTTGAAGTATACCATCTTGGTCTATATAATCTAACCAACCTATTTTTCTAAGTCCTTTGAATACACAATGCAATACTCTTACTGCATTTTTATCTTCATAGGTTAGATATTCATCAAAGTTAAATAAGTTATCGTGTACCCTTTGAGTAATATGGTGGTTATAGTTTCTCCAAAGAGTGTCTATCTCTTTATCTGTAAGTTCAAAAGTTTGTACAATTTGTGAAGGGTGCATTCTGTATTCTGCTGCTGCCCACTCTCCTTGTTCTATGTAGTCAAGGTCTGAAGCTTTATCACAAGAAAATCTAACAGGGTTTACAACTTTCATTGCTGGTTCTCCATTGATTATTCCTAACCAATATACTTCATAAGCTGAGATTAAACCATGTTTCCAACCATTATTAAACTTCTTTTTGACATCAAGTTTCTTAATTAAGTAATTAACAATCTGTTGTCCTTGTACTTCAGCAGGGTCTCTATGATCCCTTTTCATGTATGCTCTTACTTTATCAGGAGTTGCAGCTTCAATTTCAGCTTGCATTTTTTCTTGCATTTGTTGAGACTCTTGTTCAGTGAGCTCTCTTCCTTTCATTTGAGCCTGATACTCTTCTTCTTTTTGTTGTTTAATGGGAGCCATTATAGAGTTAACAACAAAGTCAGTTATTCTTTTAGTCTCTTCTTCTACTTTTCTATTTGATGCTTCTTTATTAGTGGCAATGACTCTATAACCAAAAGGTCTTTTCATTTCCATACCAATTAAAGCTTTTACTCTATAAGAACAAATATCTCTATTTGCCATTTGAGCTGGCATCTCTCCCTGGTCAGCCCCATAAGGACTAGCTACATAAGCAAAGTCAGAGAGGTCAATTATGTTATTAAATAAATCATAATTTACCCTCATTCTTTTATACTCATTAACCCCTCCATATCCAATAGATAAGAAGTTGGCTTTAGTATCATACATGTCAATCTTTTCTCTGTACCAAAGAAAGTTATTATCTTCCTTTTCTCTTCTGCTAAGTCTCTCAGTAGAATATGACTTGGGTTGCGTAACTGGTTGATTCATTTGTTTAAAAGATAAGTATCCACAAAAGTAATAATTATTTTAATGACTGTAGAGCATTTCTACCATTATTTTTTGCATACATAGTTCCCATCATATCTAAAAGTTGTTTTGCTTTAGCATTTCCTTTTGATTTTGGTTGGTATTCTTTTCCATGTAAGTCTTCTTGATCTTGAAACATAACTTGCATAAGTGCCATGACCCTATCAAAGTTTCCTTTTCTATTATAACTAATTAACTCTTCTAATAATCCAATAGAATAAATTTGATCTAAAGCTCTAATAGGCATACCATCATCATCAAAGTCAAGAGTCTCTAACAACCAAGATTTAATATACTTTTCACCTGCATCTTTAAGTTGGTCTATCATGTGACAACCATATAACCTATTTACTTTAGAATTCTTAACATTCTTCTTTATAACTTCATCAGGTTGGTAAGCTAAATAGTGCAGTTGTTTTCTTCTTCTGAAGTAATCTTTAACATGGGTTACTTCATTCTCATGCATAATAGTAGTGTTGTATAACTCAGCAAATAATCTACAAATGTAGTTTACATCATCTGCTTCTCCAGGTCTACCTACATATTCTGCAACAATTATTCTTTTAGTTCTATCTCCTATAATTACACTCTTATAGACATAAACAGCAGCAAGAGAAGTACCTTGTGCCTGTCTGTAAGGGTCATAACCTATTTTGTAAGCATTTCTTTGAGGTACTTCAGCAGGATATTCATAGATAACAGGACACCCTTCTAGAGAAGTATTGTCAGGTTTCATTCTATAAATTACATTAGCTGAGCCATCAAGTATAGGTTCTGCTTTAACTTTTTTAGATTCATAATCATAGAATAGTTTAACAGGAGTTCCCATAATCATATGAAGATTCTTTGCTTTAACTATTTCTAATTGTCTCTTTAATTCAAGTACAGGAAAGTTATTTACACTGACCATACCAAAGGCTTCAAATGGGCCCAAAGGCTTCTCCTGCATTCTCTTCTGAATATCAGCAGATGTAGCACCATTATCTAATAAGATTTTTCTATTAGCAAGTTCTACTTGTTTAGCCCCTTCTCTATCAGAGTTGCCTTGTTCATCATAGTAACCTTCCATATTCCAAGTAATAGGGTGGAAGAATCCACACTTCATATCCTCAGAATCTTCATCCCAAATATTTTGAAATGGTAGCATACCAAATCTTAAAGGACTAGAGTGCATTTCAGAATAATCTGCAGTACCTCCTTCCATATCTCCTGATGTACCAAATACAGTAATCATACCTGTTTTAATATCTCCTGCCATAACACAATCCTGAGTAGCAGCATAAGAACTCTTAAGTAATCCAGGTGTACCAAAAGCTCCTGACTCTTCAAAGATTACATCTCTAGCATCTTTACCCCTGGCAGCATCTGCATTATCTTTAAAAGTAAGTGCCATTATCTCAGACATAAACCCAGTCTCAACCTTTACACCATTTCTGTATTCAATAGTAGAAGCTTTAACGTGGTCCATTTTATCTACAACATCCTTAGGATATACCCAAGCTGTATGAGCATTAATAAAGTTAAGGTAATTGGAAGCCATTGTATAGATACCTTTAGGGTAAAGGAATTTCTTTTCATAAGCAGCAAATATAGTAAGAGCTCTAGGATAACATAAGTAATTCTTAACAGCAATAGCTGCATTCTTATACGAGTATCCCTTTCTTCTAGACTTACCTACAATAAGATTGTATCCTCCTGTTAGGTATTCTTCATCAATTTTAACTTCAAGTTGAAGTCCTTTATATAGTTCAGATAAATTTTCAGACTCACTTAAAGGAATCCCTAATCCATCAACTATACCATTGAAAGCAATTTCTCTTGCCCAAAAATAATTATAATCTCCATCCCAGAAATCTGGGAAATCTGTAACTTTAGCTGACTTCTTTGCACTCATATCCTCTACTTTAAGGATAGGACAGAAGTTTAAATAGAAATAATGATCTCCAGTAATTTTTACACCCCCTACAGAATAACCATTAATAATTCTATTTCTTTGTTCTTGCCAATAAGTATACCAATCAGGAGAACCCCAAGGATCTAGACAGTAGGTATTATACCTCTGAAACTTTCTAGCTTCTTCTCTAAACACTTCTGTGTTTATCCAAATCCCATCTGGGTTTCTGATTGCTCCTAATTTACTCATTTATTTTAAACTGTTTGGGTCTGCAAATGGACTTACTATTTTCTGTCCTTTCTTTTTTACCTCTTCAAATACCTCATTGTCAACTTTTTCTCTAAGAGTATTTAAGTTTTCTAGTACTCTAGAAGTATCATTTAAAGCTGAAGTTATATCTTTAGGTTTAAAGATTGGTGCACCTGTTCTGAGATTAACATCATTCATGCTGAATCCAATAAAGAACTGTTGCATCTTTTCAGCAGCTGATTTAGCAGCCATATAGTAATTATAAGTCACAGAAGCTTCAGCTTGAAACTCTTTAAGCTTAGCAATACCTCTAAGAAGTAAAGGATCATTTTGGTCCCACTCTGCCCTTGTGATTATATCTTTTATAATCTTATCAGGTCTCTGGTCTTCAGAGTATCCTGAGTAAGGATTAGATTTTTGAATAGATGCCATGAATTCAATATAAGAGAAGTCTTCTATAGCATATCTTTTATCTGCAGATTCATCTCTTTCCCATATCTCTTTGAATGGAGGTATAAGTAAAACTTGTGTTGTAGGAGAGACTACTTTGCTCTCTACTGTAAATAGTAAACTCATATAGTTTGTTGTTGAGGGTTAAGTAACTGTTTTAACTCTTCGTAAGTAAGTACACTAGCAAAGTTATCAGCTGCTGAATAGATTATACCATACTCAAAACCATCAGGTTCTTTAGCAATACCTATGGCATCTATCTTAAAGAAAGTCATTAGTCTTGTTTCACAATTAGTTACATGAGAAGTTAACCCCATTTTTTCTAGGTTATCAGTCTCATCTGTATTGAAGTAAATTTCTAATTCAATTGGTAGCATAATTTATACTTTAAAGATTGCTATTGATCTGTTTAACCAGCCTTTTAAAAACTTTTTAAGTTTAATATTTACTCTTACAAGACTATTATAGGTTGTATTTCTAGCTAGGTATAAACACTCTTCAGTTACATGGAGCATTTTCTCCCTAGTTGCAGGTCCAATAATCCCATCTTGTGGGACTTTTGCACAACCTTGCATTATTTTGATTGCTCTAGCATTTCCCATGTTATAAGCAGTATCAAAGTACATAAGTCTTGCTTCAAGAGGAAGAATAAATGCATTTATTGCTCTATAATACTTGGTATAAGCAATAGCTGCAGCTTCTTCATAGGTAGTATCCTTAAAATCATCAAGATTTTTAAACATTTCTTTGTTGTGATTATAGGCAATACCCCAAAGAGTCCAACCTCCAGAATCTCCAGCAACATTATGAAGACTTCCCCCTGCTTTAGGATTTTTTACCCCTTCCCAAACTAAAGTTCTGTTAAAAATGTACTCTTTAAAGTACTCGAATTCCTTTTCTACTGTTGGATTAGCCTTAGCTAGCCTTAAATAGTCTGCTATAGTGAGTTTATTTGCCATTATCTAATCCTTGTTGCTTTAATAGTTAATATTTCTGTTATCTGATCTTCATATATAATGTCAATCCTTTTTGTAACTGATTGGGCCCCTTGAACTTGCTCAGGGATATTAGTATTACTATAAGTAATTACTAACTCTTTAGTTTGTTCATCATACTTAGTTGCAGTACATCCACAATAAGGCACTATTGCTGTTATTGTAGGTATGCTTTCTAAAGACCTGAAGATTATTTTTTTAGGAGAACCTGCTTTTATTATCCCTAAATTAATTTCTGATTTTTCCCAGTGACTCATATCTTAAAATTTTTTATGGTGTGTTATTCTTAATTCAAAATCTCTTGACTTTCTTATATCCCAATACTTAAATTCAATATTATACTCTCTTTTGTAGATTAACCAATCAGTCTCATCTACCATTACAGGATAACATTTTGCATCACAAGTCTTGTTTGCCATTTGAAGTGCAGGAGTTGTGCAGCCACAGTGCACACATTCTCCATTACTATAACATTCTTTATTC